AAAGTATTAAATCTTAGAGGTAATGGTGATTTACGTCTTGGAAATTCTAATAGCTCAGGTTCTGTACACGCTATTAAGTATTACGACAAGGCAAGTACTAGTTATTATTTAGATCCAGCTTCATCTAGTACGGCATTAAAAATAAATGGTATTATAAACCAAGATTTCCAATCATCTAATTTAAATACAGCATGGACAGCGCCGGGCAGTAGTTTTAGTCAAGGATTTATAGTTGGTAGATACCAAGGTGGTTCTGCAAATCAACCTCATCACAATGATAATGCTAACTGGTTTGCAAATATATACTCACATAGTGCCTCTTCAGGAAGTACAGCCTCATATGGTATACAATTAGCAGGATCAAATGCTGGTGGTGGAGAAAATGCTTTATCATTAAGAAATGTAAGTAATGGAAGTTTTGGCACGTGGAGAAGAATATACCATGAAGGTCACAAACCTACTTACTCAGAGCTTGGTACTATGGCTTATAGTAATTTAACAGGTACACCCACAATACCAACAAACAATAATCAATTAACAAACGGAGCAGGTTATTTAACATCATCTGGTCTCGTTGCTCACGCGACAAATCTAAACGCTTCTGATGACAGAGATATGGCGCCTGAAGATTTAGGCTATACAAATGATTTAAGAATATTCTTTTCTACAAAAGAAGGGATGGAAGCAGGTAGTGGTACTGGTACGGACTATCAAGATGTTTTATATTTAAATAGTTATAGTGATTCATCAGGTGGGGCAGCAAACTGTTTAGCATTTGATAAATCTTCTGGCACATATAGAATACTACATTATCAAGCCGCTCAGTCTGCTTCTAATTGGGGAACTGCAAAAACTATAGCCTATACATCTGATATACCTACAGACTTTGTATCTGCTGCAAATGGTGGGACGTTTAGTGGTGATTTAACTATTAATGGAAATTTATATCTAGGGGATCAAGTGAGAATTGGTGATGATGCCTGGATAGAAGATTTTAATGTAGCTAATGCTATAAAAATAAAAGGTAATCAAAATAATGCAAATGGGTATATTGCATTTGGTAGTCAAAATGATGTTTTAGGAAGAGCAGGAACAGGTGCGTTAACATGGGCTGGTAACACAATATGGACAGCTGGAAACGATGGTTCAGGTTCTAGTTTAGATGCAGATCTACTAGATGGTCAACACGCTTCAGCATTTGTGACTATGACTACTGATACAACTATTAGTGGTAGAAAAACTTTTAGTCATGCAGATGGTTTACAAATATTATCTGGTAATCAAGGTAATGCAATACGTTTAGTTACAAATAACTACGCTTCTCAAATAGCTGATAGTTTTTCAGGTAACACAGTTAAATCTTATATATATTTTGATGCACAAAGTTCGTCAAATGATCCTGGTTACATAATGCATGAAACATCTGCTAGTGAATCAAATGAAGGTGTTTTACATTTATGTCCTTCTGATGATAACAGTGCAGGAGATTACGTAAGTATACACGGAACAAACGATGCTGATGTTATAAAACTACACACAAGTGGTTTAGTAGAAACTGTAAATTTACAATTAGAATTAAAATCCGGTAGTGGTGATGTTCTTATAAGTGATAATGTAGACATAAACGGTAATATAGATGTATCTGGTACTGTAACTTGGTCAGGTGGTAGTTCAACAAATGCTAATACAGCATATGGATGGGGCAATCACGCTAGCGCTGGATACATAACATCAAGTAGTCTTGGTGTTAATTGTACTTTTTCTGCGGATTCTGCTAATGGTGATAATATGAGCACTAGAAGAGCATCTGGTTTTTATGAAACATCAACACCAACAGGTGCTGAAGGTTGGCCAACAAACACACAAGTTGGTAACACTACTTGGATGCATTTAATATCTGCAACACATAGTAACGATAATAATTATTACGCTATGCAACTTGCTGGATCATTTTTTAATCAATCATTATTTCATAGAAATACTAACAGTAGTGGAACAACAAGTTGGTTAAGAGTAGCTCAACATAACGATAGCACTGTTATAGCTGGTGAGTGGATTAGAGCTGATAAGTTTTATACATATAACAACACAACATACTATGTAGATCCTGCTAACACTAGTTTAATGAATAATGTAAACGTTTATGGTCTTATAGGTTTAAACGGTTATGGTAAGTTTGGTCATTGTAATGGTTCTGGTGGTAACATGCTTGGCTTTAACAATAGTAATGGAGCTGGAGCTACTTTAGCTGTTAATAAATCAGGGCAAGTATATGAGTATGAAAAAATATTTACATTTAAAGTTTCTGGAAATGGTTGGGTTAATAGATCTAGTAACCCTTATAAACTAATACAAGCACCAGGGGTTGATAAAATGATAGTAGTAGATGAGTTTTTAGTCTATATAGATTATGCAACTAGAACTGGTTTAGGTGGTAGTGGAATAGGTTTATCTTATGAACAAGCGGCTTATTCAGTAGGTTTTTATTTAAATGAAACTGGTCAAGCGCAAAACACAGCTGCTCACGGTGTTGGTGGAACTTTTTACACGGCTGGTATAATGCCAGGTGGTTTTATGAATACTACTTTAGATAGAGGTTACTATAGAGATGTTCCAGTACATCAATCAGCGCTTATAGCTAATAGATCCTTATTCTTTAAAACTTCAAGAAACTGTAGCAGCAGCAGTAATGCACCAGGCGGAGCACATTACATAAAAATAAAATATAGAGTTATAGATATATCTGATGAGTTTAGCGACTCTGGTACCGATCAGACTATAAGTAGTAGCTCTTACCACGGTCAATACGCTCACAGTGCAGATGGTCAAAAACAATACACCGACAGCGGTGGTGTTAACTGCTAGGTAAAAAATGTGAAAATAGCGTAATAATATAAACATAGAAATAACTTAAAATAATAATTATGGCAATTACTTATACATGGAAGATCACGGCTATGAAAAAAGCACCATCGATGGACGGACTGTCTGATGTGATCACAGGATTAAACTTTGATTATACTGGAGTAAAAGGCTCTGGTGATAACAAAAAAGAAGCTACATTTCACGGGGCGTGCCCTGTTGGAGCTCCTGATTCAGAAAACTTTACAGCATTAGCTGATTTAAAAGAAACAGATGTTATTGAGTGGGCTAAAGCAAACCACCCAGTAGAACATATGAATGAAGTTATTGAAAAGCAAATCGCTGATCAAGAAACACCAAAGAACGTAGAAGTTGACGCGTTACCTTGGGTTAGTGAATAAAGTCAACAACAATTAAATTTAATAAAATGGCAAAAACACAGGATTTAAAAATCACAGATGAACAACTAAACGAATTACAAGGTTTAGTTACTAAAATCAACAACGCTCAAATGCAGTTAGGGCAAGTTGAATCTCAAAAGTATGATATTATAGCTGCTTTACCAGCTCTTAGAAAAGATCTTCAAGAGTTTCAAAGCAAATTAGAAGAAGAGTACGGTAAGGTGAGTATTAATATACAAGACGGTACTATTAAACAACCTGAAGATGAATCTAATCAGGAAAATTAGTATAGGAAAAGACTATAAAAATGAAGCAATGCATTACTCCGTAGGCCAAGAGGTCTACGGAGGACATGTTATCGATTCAATAGTTGAAAATGACGACAAGTACAGTATATTTATAGTTAAAAATAAAGAAATACTACCTTGGAAAGACTTCAACAAAAACATGGCGATAGCAGTAGAATATAATTTAGAATATTAATGCAAGGGCTTTTTGATTTTATAGTAACACCAGTAGAATCAAGATACAATAACACTAAGAAACTAGGTGATAAAGAACTTATTTTAAATACTGAGATATTTACACACAAAAACGTAAGTAGAAATGCTATAGTAATAGCAACACCAAGAGCTGTTGAAACAGATATTAAACCTGGTGATGAAGTTATTATACATCATAATGTTTTTAGAAGATTTAACGATATTAGAGGTGAAGAAAAAAACTCTAGAAGTTATTTCAAAGAAGATCAATATTTTGTAGACGTAGATCAAATTTATTTATATAAACAAAACAATAAGTGGAAATCAATAAATGATTATTGTTTTGTTAAGCCAATTAAATCTTATAATATTTTTAACACAGAACCAGAACAACCTTTGGTTGGTATTTTAAAATACACAAATGGTTCTAAAGAACTTGAACATTTAAAAGTTAACGACTTAGTTGGTTTTACACCTAATAGCGAATTTGAGTTTATTATAGATAACGAAAGATTATATAGAGTATTAACCAAAGCAGTAACTATTAAATATGAATATCAAGGAAAAGAAAAAGAATATAATCCAAGCTGGTTATAAAGCTGTAGATGAATTAATTAAGGTTGCTAAAGAACCTATAGTTGAAACAGAAGATGATATTTCTGCTGATAGACTTAAAAACGCAGCTGCTACTAAAAAATTAGCTATATTTGATGCTTTTGAGATATTAACTCGTTTAGAATCTGAAAAAGCAATACTAGAAAACAAACCGATAGAAGAAGAGAAAAAATCTTTTAGCGGTTTTGCTGAAAAAAGATCTAGATAATGAAGCTGTATGAATTAGTAAATCCAGTTAAAATAAACACTTTAAAAAGATTAAATAAACTTAAAAAGTGGCAATATGGATATAACAAAGATCACGATATAGTTGTTATTAGTAAGAACGGTACAATAGGTGACATATATGAAATACAAGGTTTAAAAATAGCTTTACCTAAGACGCCTAAAAAAATACAAACTTTTAAAAACAACACGTGGCAGGTTGAGACATACCCAAAAGAATTAAATAGAATAAAAACTATATTTGATTGGAGAGATTACCCGCAGTCTTTTAAAAACAAATATATAGACTATATTGAAAATGAATTTAAAAAAAGAGATGAAGGATTTTGGTTTAATAACAAAAATATTCCTACTTACATCACTGGCACTCACTACATGTACTTGCAGTGGTCCAAGATTGATGTTGGGAACCCAGACTTTAGAGAAGCAAATAGATTATTCTACATTTTCTGGGAAGCTTGCAAAGCGGATTCCAGATGCTACGGGATGTGTTACCTTAAGAACAGACGTTCTGGGTTTTCATTTATGGCCTCAGGAGAGACAGTTAATATGGCTACCATATCAAGTGACGCAAGATTTGGTATATTATCCAAGTCTGGGCCAGATGCAAAGAAGATGTTCACCGATAAGGTGGTACCCATATCAGTTAACTACCCCTTCTTTTTCAAGCCGATCCAAGACGGTATGGACAGACCGAAAACAGAACTTGCCTACAGAGTACCAGCGTCCAAGCTTACGAGACGGAACATTACTCTCACCGATGATAAACCAGAAGAACTCACGGGTCTTGACACGACCATCGACTGGAAAAACACGGGTGATAACTCCTACGATGGAGAGAAACTCAAACTCCTCGTCCACGATGAATCGGGGAAATGGGAGAGGCCGAACAACATCCTCAACAACTGGAGGGTTACGAAAACGACATTAAGATTAGGTAGTAGAGTTATCGGTAAGTGTATGATGGGTTCAACGAGCAATGCTCTTGACAAAGGAGGTAATGAATTTAAAAAATTATACTATGACTCAGATGTTACAAAAAGAAACCGCAATGGACAGACAAGCTCGGGATTATATAGTTTGTTCATACCTATGGAATGGAACTACGAAGGATTCATTGATTCTTATGGACTACCTGTATTCGAAACACCTGAAGAAGAAGTTCTTGACCCGTACGGCGATATAATAGATGTAGGTGTTATAGATCATTGGCAGAATGAAGCTGATGGTTTAAGTAACGATCAAGATGCTTTAAATGAATTTTACAGACAGTTTCCAAGAACTGAAGAGCACGCGTTTAGAGACGAAACAAAAAATAGTATATTTAATTTAGTTAAATTATACGAGCAGATAGATTACAATGAAGAAACTGCTAATGTTAGCACCGGTAACTTTCAATGGGTTAACGGTATAAAAGACACTAAAGTTATATTTTATCCAGATTTAAAAGGTAGGTTTAAAATAAACTGGACACCCTCACCACATTTACAAAATAATGTAATTAATAAAGATGGTAGAAAATATCCAGGAAACGAGCACATGGGTGTCCCCTTTTT